TTATATATTGTGAATAGTATTCTGAGCAGTGGATCAACCGTTCCTTAATCTGCTCCTCAAGTGCCTCATCTCTCTCATATCTCACCACTGTGATACGTTTAGCTGGATCTATGTGGTCAACTCTATGTATCGATAGGTTATCCCACTCAGTCAGTAGCTCATCTGGTGTTGTGTACATGGTGTAGACTAACTCAAACGCTGGTTTCTCATACAGCCACATATAGGCACGTCCTTGCCACTCGTACCCACTTGCATCACCTTCTGATGGTGTAGCAGGGAAGGTCTCTAATGACCAGGATGACTTGATGTCAATGATGCTGTCATCTGTTATGATGTCACAGCAGCCAGTCATGAACTCATTAGATACTCTCTCTTCGTTCTTAGTGTACAGAGTGAACCTAACTGAGTTCAGTAGGTCAATGCCTTCCTGCTCCCAGTCAGTACCCTTGATCATAGGCTTAGTCTTGATCTCTGTGGTGTAGCCATAGAAGTCCTGCTTAGCTATCTTGCGTATCTCTGACTTAGTAGTCTCAGATAGCACCTCTGACTTGCTCCTTGAGTTGGTCATTAGGTTACCAAGTTGTGATGCTCTCCACTTCATAATGATACAGGTTTTTTATTATATAAACATTCAAATAAATATTCAAAAGTTAATTCTTCAAATAAAATATTATTATTTAATACGATTTCTCTAAAATGATGTAGATTGCAGCAAAGCAAATTAAATAACGCTCTTTGATGTTCATTTTCTATTTGCAATTCTAAATTTTCTATAATTGGTAGTTGTTCTAATATACTCATAGTCTTGCCTCCTGTTCTTTAGTAAGTGAGAACTGCTCTCTCAACTTCTTAATTGAGTAAGTACCTTTCTCCATAGCAGCAAGTGCATCTGTAAGTCGCTCATCAGAGATAGGTGGCTTAGTAGGTGTTGACTTGCTTGCCGATGCACCATCATCATCCACTGCCTGTAGTGATAGAGTTGACTGCAAGGTGTACCGTCTATAGTAAGTTATGGCACTACCCTGCTGTTGTGGGTTAAGTCCTTGAGGCAGCTCCATGCATGACTCAACCTTTGCACCTGAGTCAATGTCTATAATCTGAGTGCACACACTATTGCCTTGGATAGGTTGCAAGAGTAGTAAGCCGTTCTCAAGTAGAATAGGCTCAACGGCCTCAATGATTGCATTCAAGTCAGCATAAGACTTCTTGAAGTGTGGGTTGTTAGCATTCTTAGTAACCTTACCGATTGCTAACTTAGCTCTGTGGAGCTTCTGGTGGAAGGACAGTGTTGCCTCTTCGTTTGCCTGTCTGATTTTTTCAGATGAGCTGATTAATTGCTTTTCCATAAATTGATTATTTTCGTCAAAGTTAATAAAGTTTTGCATATATGACAAATAAAGTTATTAACATTTGTATGTTAGTTCCTCTCCAGTCAGTGCGAAGTATAGATTTTCAAGTTGGTGAACGTATTCATTATTACCTATTCTTAGCACATGACCATCAACTTTGATTAGAAAAAAATTAAAGAATCCTAACTCAACACCAAAATCACCTTTCATAAATACTCTATCACTAACTTGTTTGAAACCTAATTTTAATAATACATTCTCATCAAGCTCAAGAGCCTGATAAAAATCATCAATTTCATCATCTAATAAGCTCTCAATATCCTCTAAGTTTATAAGTCCTATCTTATAAGTGCCATCACCTAACTCAATCTTATATGAGTTACCTAATCTAATCTCATGTGAATCTAATGTCATAATTTAATCTATTTCGTTATTTATACCCTTAACAGCACATTTGTACTTTTTTCTCAGATGCTTTAGCTTGACCTTGAACTTTGGCATTTTTAGTTTGATTCTCATAGTAGTTCTATTTCTTTTTTGACTTGTTCCCAATATGATCTAACAGGGTCGATGTATCTATCTAATACATATATTATCTCATCCACAGCAATCAATGCAGCCTTCTTAGCTATCACAGTACATAGTATCTCTTCACCACATTCAGTATCACTGTTCATTAGCATTATCCTATAGGTATCAACTAATTCTATTGCCTTACCTTTTGCACTCATATCCCTTGTATTTTAGTTTTAAATTCTTCAAGTGATCGTACTACCCAGTACTTATGATTCAATAACAGTACTCTCTGCTCAAAATCCTTTTGCTTATCTGATTGCCTTCCTTTCTCATCCTTAAACTCGCAGAATATTACTTGACCATCCAATACTATGATTGTATCAGATGCACCTGGTAACATTCCTATCTGTTTTTTTCTGATTTGTTCAATTGCATTTTTGCCCTCATTTGGAATGCTAAACATTATAAATCTTGGGTCATGATGTTTTAAGCAGAATGTGTTGTTAAACCAGATAAAACATTCCTGCTGGATTGCTGATTCATTTTTCATAAGTGTCTAAGTTGAATTTGATGTTGAGCCCATTTGTAATGATACTTCATTATTTTACCATATTCTTTGAAGTCATCAGCTGTTTTTAAGTAGTGAAAAATCCAGCTTTTTTTATATCCTTTTGCTGTTTGAATTTGGATAAGTTCTTTTATTGAGGATTTTTCTGCAAGTTTTTTTATGTCAACGCCACTCATCAAAACCAATTCAGCAATCACTTGATTTTCCTTTTCATTCTCAGACTTTTCAAATTGATGTCCACATTCAGGGCATATCATAATTGCTGCATGAAGGAGGAAGGAACACATTGGACATTCTTTAATTGGTGCAGATCCTTCTTTCTTTTCTTTTTTCTTTAATGACCATTGCCTGGGGTGTTCCCAATAGTTATGAGTTTTGACATTGTTGCCAAAATCAAGTAAAGTAAAATCAGATTTTCCGCTTGATATTCTTGATCCCCTTCCAGCCATCTGCAAAAATAAAGGAAGAGATTTTGTTGCTCTATAGAGTATCACCACCTCAATGTTTGGAACATCAAATCCTGTAGTCAAAATTCCATAGTTTGAAATTATTGCACCATCAGTATTTTTAAACCAGTCAATAATTTCTTTGCGTTCCAAATCTGACATATAACAATCTACGTGTTGAACTGGAAGTCCAGCATCTTGCCAATCATCCACAAGCTCGCGACTGCTTTCTACATTTGGAGCAAAGACAATTGCTTTTTTGCCGTTACAAATTCTCATGTAATTTTCATACACTCCATGAAACAACTTTATCTCACTGAATTTGTCAGCCATAGATTTCTCATCGTAGTCACCACTTTTAGTTTTGATGCCAGACAAATCCACTTTCACACCATAAGTTTTGCAAGGTGATAGCTTTTCTTTAATAATCAAATCAGGGGTGTCTATCACCTGGACTATGTCATCATAAAATTTCTCCAGGGATTGTTGCTTTCCTTCCCGATGAGGTGTGGCAGTTGCACCAATTACAAATGTATTATCTGATATGTATTCAAAAATAGGGTCAAAAATTGATTTGTGAGCCTCATCCAGGATAATCAAATCCAAAGATTTAATCAGCTCTTGATATTCTACATTCTTTATTCTACGTGTCACTGTTTGGATCATACCAACATACAAAGAATGTGAAAAGTCAACCTTTTTATTTGGCTTGATTTCATTGCAATGCAATCCCATTTCAACCAGTGCACCGCTTGACTGACTAAATAACTCCTTTCTATCTGTTAATATCAAAATCCTTTTGTCTTTGTCAAAGGCTTGCTTTGTCATGTAGCTGAACATAACTGTTTTGCCACTTCCAGTTGCAGAGCATAATATCAAACGTTTTTTGCCATTAGCAAAGTGTTTTTTGATTTCTGAAATATACTGCTCCTGGTAATCATATAAATTTATCATAGTGCAAAGGGATTAATTTGTTCCATAATCTCCGACTTTCTTTGCACATAGTATTTGTTTGACCTATCCTTGAATAATGGATTGCCAAAAGTCTGCTTTAATTCACTGCCTAACTTTTTCATTGATAAGATACGCTGCTTTGAATGTGATTCAATTATATCTTTGATTTCTGTAGCTGTTAGCCATTCACCTCTATTGTCTGGCAAATTAAAGAATTTGAATATCAACTCTCTTTCAAATGGTATGGATTCAAATGACCTACCTACTTCATTCAAGATGCTCAATTCAGTTTCAACCAATTGATATGACTCTCCACTTGTGTAGGCACGATGTAATTCCATAAACAAATCATCCTTATCAATTGAGTTGTATATTGCATGGTCAATGGATACAACCTCAATAGGCAATATTCTTGTGTTACCTGTTGAGTCATTTATTAACTGATGATCATTGGATGTACCGCATAAAATAGCCAGCCTTTTGTAGTCTTCATTGTATCTACCATAAGATGCACGAAGGGAAAAGTAATTTTTTGATGTCAATTCCTTAAATTTCTTTTCATCTTGCTTTGACTTTCCTCCCATCTCATCATCCATCACAATAAGTTTCTCACACATCAACAACTCATCATCCTTACCTCTATCCAAATTGGACTCAGCATAGTAAGGTTGTAGTGCACTTGGTAATAACCTTCTGAACCATTCTGTTTTTCCTGTATTCTGACCACCTGTTAATGATAAAACAGATCGTACTGGATTGCCATAGATACAAGCCACAATTCCTATCATCCACTTTCTGATAAATCTATCCTTTAATGGTGTGTTGCTTTTTATTGAGTCACATAATTTCTGAATGTTGCCATTGGAAATTTTATGCTTGTTTGCCTCAACATATTCAAAAAATGGATTGTACTCAGGTATGGCAACTGATTGAATTATACGGTTGACAATATCAAATGTGATAGACTTATCATCAAATGTCATTCTGCATTCAAGAAAAACTGTATTAAATTCTTTGTCATACATTGATACACCATTCCACTCATATTTTCTGGTGATTAGATTCTTTCTGATGTTAAACCTTTTCAAGATGAAATTTGAGCAGTTGATAATCATATTCTCAGCACCACCTTCATGGCGAATATCCATGTCATTACGGTCAAAAATTTCATTTACTATCTCAAGAGCTTCATTCTCATCAATGTTTTTCTCCTTTGCCAGCTCTTTTACTACTTCAAGTTTTGGAGTATTCATTCTCTTAGCAAGTTTCACACTTGAAATTGCCTTATCTGAGTTGTATTTTGTTAGGTCTGCACCTCCTTGCTTAAGAAAATAATAGAATGTTCCTACTGTAATGCCATTGCCAGTCCTTTTTAAGGCAATATTGTACTGCTTATCTGCTTGATCATAATCATATTTATCAGAAAAACTGCAAAGTTTGTGGAAATATTCACGTCCTTCACTACCAAAACCTACAGCTATAGAGAAAGACAAAGCTATATAATCAGAATACTCATCTGCAACTGATTTTGTCACTTGATTCACCAGGTCACCAATATCAGTTTTGGGTACTATTATTGAAATGTTTTTAGGCAGCCTCTTTTTTTCTACTTTGTACTTTGTTTTCTTAGATTTTGGATTCAAAAACAAATCAGGATCATAACTTACAAATCTACAGCTGGCAACATTCTTTGGAGCTGGGTCAACTGTTATGCCGTAATTCAAAAAATAGTACTCAGCAATGAAATTATAAGACTCTTTATGTTTTGATGGGTCAACCTTGCAAATTACTGCAAATCCATTACCACCTACTGAGCTGAATGATGCGTATGTGTACGGGTCATCATTGATTTTAGAACGGTCTGTGTAATTGTCAACATCAATACAGATAAAACCAGAATGTTTTTCAAGTGATTTCTCATTTCTTTCAGAGAATACACCGCCAACCGTTACACTTGGAAGGACAAGTTTTTGTTTTTTCTTTGTATCTTCATCTGGTGCAGATCTAACCAGCTCAACCTGGTCTTTCCATTTACCATTTTTAATGTGTTCCAAAAGCTCATCAACTGATGTGCGTTGAAAATCTTTGTTTGTGTCTTTGACACTGATCCAATAACTAATCATATTTTGTTCTTACTTTAAAAATTCTTGCTAAAAAAAAATAGGGGGAAAGGTAGCAAGAAAACCTTTTAAGTGGATGCCTCCGACAACCCCTCTGCAAAGATAACAATAAAAAACATATCTGCAAGGGGTGCAAGGGTAAAAATGATTTTTGCAAGGGTACAGCAAGGGTAGAAAGTCAATGCCACACTGGGTTGCAAGGGATACAAGGGTAAAAAATTTAATTATATATGAGATACATTATATTTAATTTTAGAAATAAAATATTTTATTATTTGTATTTGAAGTTTCAAAAGAATGTCTGTTTACCCTTGCTACCCTTGCAACATTTGATTATCAATTAGTTACAAAATATTTTACCCTTGCAAAAATACACAAAAAAACCCCCAGCCAATCAAGGAGGGGGTCTTTTCGGATAATCAATCAGGTAAAAGCAAAGCTAAGATACTTCATTTGTTGTATCTGGATGCACTTTGTACTGATTATTTTTCAACTTAAATTGTATAAGTTTCAACTGATCAGTGTTGGTGCAGCTCAAGATGTCTTGCACCAGGCTTCGCTCAATGGTGAACCCTGTAAACTTGAGTTGCTCTTCCATCGTGTAAAAGTCATACATATTGTCATTGATAGAGGTGTAGTTCTTATGTACTTTGATGCCATGCATTATTGAGGCATGGTCTCTGTTAAACATATCACCAATACTTGCATATGGTATGCCCTGGTTTCTCAGTAGGTTGTAAAGGTAGTACCTTCTGTATGCGTGCTGTCTATGCCGCCCTTTCTTATCCAGTTGGTTGAGCTGTATGTATTCAATTATTTCTTTCATTGTATCTGTTTATTAGTCTTATTAAAATCATTATCATGGCAGCTGCCCATGTTATCATTGCGAGCTCTTTCATATTACCTCCTCCACTTTATATCCCCAAGCCAGGTATTGTTGCAATGTATCTGGATGCTCATCTGGATAGGTGTGATCATGAAGGAAGCCATCTGCATCCAGCCAGCAGTACCACCAAAAGCCGCCTTCCTCTTCGACTGTATCCTCAAGCCATATTTTGTACTCTTTCATTTCGTTAATTTATATTTATTATTACTATCCCTCTCAAGTGTATACCCTAACTGCTTAAACAAGTCAAAGTATCTGTACACTGTCCTATCACTCACTCCCAAGTACCTTGCAATGGTGCAGATATGTCTTGAAGTATCTTGCATCAGCTCCATGAGTTTGATGCACCTGTACATCTTAAGTTGATTCATGAGTATTTTGTTGTATAATAGATGGCTTTATAAGCCAGTATTACTGTGGTCATTGTTGTTGTCATTTGCTTTGTATTAGTGTTATTACTTCCTGCCAGTACTTCTGCTGATCGTATGTGGCCAATGTTTGGATTGCCACAGCAGAGTCAATGGCGTGCTGCTTTCCTTCATATAATCCATGCAGCCTAATTGACCTGGTATAGATGTCTGTTGCTTTGTCTTTTGTGCTCATTCTATTCTGATTTAAAGGTTTCGTTATAGTATTGTTCTGCATCAGTTGGATTTTTTATTATTATTGATAACTTACAATCATACCAAGTTTTCATTATCTGCTCTTTCTCCATTTCTTTGGCTTGTTTAAAGTATTCATAACTTATTGATGAGTCAACAATATCTAATTGCTCAAATAACCATTCTACTGCTGTTTGCATATTCTATTTACTTTGATTATTAATCCCTCCCACACATCGGCTCTTTGCCTTGCTTGATGCTGTGAGTCTGCTTTTATTATCTTGCTGGTTCTCCTCCAGGCTCCTTGAGTGTATACTCGATAGTGTACTGTCCACATTGTTTATTGCTCTCAAATATCGGTGATATAGTTCTCC